TTGCTGGCATGATGAGCAACTTCTGAGGTAAACAACCATGACCACAACGCCTGTTCTTGGCTCAACAACTGATGACTATTTTGACATCACAAAGTTTGAGCAGCTGCTAGATCGCCTTGAAGCATCGAAGCAACGGCAACAGCGCCAGAAGAGCGTTGAAGGTCGTCGCGATATCTTTAGTACCGGTCTTGCCGGTATGATGAGCAACTTCTGATTTGAGTTATTAGAATGGCTGCAACAGACATTACTGATACTTACAGTACAGACGACTGGTTTGATATTGACAAATATCGCCAGGCAGCTGGTGTAGCCTACGAATTCTCAAAGAAAAAAGCAGAAGATGTTGGAACCCAAGAGCGAGAAACAATCGGCAAAGGAGCGTCTGAACAACGAACCTCTGCCGAACAAGCTCAGCAGTTCAAGCAAAAGGACGAAGAGCGAGACTACGGCCAGGCTCAACGAGCTTATCGATATTGAGGTTTTTGACCAGTGGGTTGACAATCTCGACTCCTCTGTTCAAGAATCTTTTTGTTCTTTCGCCAAAGATAATAACTCCGTAATTGAGTGCTTCCTGTATTCCCGGTTCCTTGGGTATACAGGGAGTATTGTTGCGTGTGATCTTTGGGTTAATAAACACTACAAAAAACCTGATCATCGTAAAACTCTTCTTTACGAGATCGAGGAAATGCAAGAAGATATTCGGAAGCTTAGGGAAGCTGTTGAGCAAGGCACTGTCAAACGTGATGCAGGTGTTGCCCGCGTGGCGTCCATGCAAAAAGAATTGCGCGGTGCAATCCAACAAATTGAGCAATTCTCTTCTGCTAGAGATCGCAAAGGTTTGTTGATGGCTGGTGCTGATAGGGCCATTCGTGAGTTAATGTTTATTTTTAAAGACGACCCAATTGAAGGTCCTCTGCAAGAAGCCTCGATGAGTGTCTGGGCCAGAATGCAGCTCGAAGAGTAAATTCATTCCTTTAAAATATTAAGTAACTAAAAGATTAATCATGGGCGCTGGCAAACCAATTCAACGCAGGCCTGGGTCAGCTTCAATGTTTCCAGGGGAAGCTCCTCAAGTACCCCTACGTCCAGGCATGGAGGAGTCTACTTTCCGCCGTGGTGAGATCACTGCAGAACGTGATCGCAATGGTCGCCGGGAAGAAATGTACCGGGACTTCCAAGCGGCTGAACAACAGCAGCAGCAAATGCGGGAGCAGAACGTGCTCGTGCCACTGCCAGCGTTGCTCCCGGCGGTGCAGTAGAGCGCGGCGCTCAAGCTTTTGGGGCAGCCTTTGGTGGCGCAGGTCAAGGTCCAGCAAACATTCCTGCGCGTTCAGGCGTTGCGTTTGGCCCAGGACGTACAACCCGCACACCAGAACCTGGTACACCTGAGTTCAATGATCTGATTCAACGTGGTCGTAAGGCCATTGGTCGTCGCTGACAATGGCTAAAGATAAAATGCCGCCTGAGCTTCTTAGCCATTTCAAAAAGAAAGAAGCAAAAAATCAAGACGGTTCGGAAATGAACGATAAAGAAAAACGTCGGGCGGCATTAGATAAGGCGCGTAAGTACCAAGAACAAAAACAAAAAGGTAAATAACAATGGGCGGCGCATCCCCACAAAAACCGCAATTAGGCTCTCAACTGAACTCACAGTTTGAGCAGGCTTACGCTGCTGCACGGCAGGCACGCAAGGAAGGCTGGGAAACCCAATCAAGTGATTTGTTTCAAACCCTTTTGAAAACGGGGCAGAAACCATATAGTTCACCTTATGAACCAGAGGATTACTTTGCCCCAATGAGCAATCAAAATCCTGGGCCATTCGACAGCATGTTCAATCGTTTAGGTTAGTATTAGGAATACCTTGAAGTAGTGCTGTGCCTTCTTACGTTCATCTTGCGTATCGGCGCAACGCCAAAGCAGCTGCTCAAAAATTCAACGTTAAACCACATAAAAATTTAGAGCAGATCGAATTAGCTCGCGAAGACTTCGGCTACTTTTGCGAGTATATGGATGAGAAAAAGAAACCAGCAAAACACCATTTAGATTGGCATCGTCATTTTGTTACAAACGAGGACAGCAGCTGTTTAATTAAAATTGCTGGTCCCAACATTGACCTGTTAGCTCCCCGTGGATCAGCAAAAAGCACGGTGCTTGGCTTGTTAACTGCTTGGGCTATTGGCATCCACGCACAAGCAAAACTGCCACTGCAAATTCTTTACCTCTCCTATACGGTTGATATTGCTCGTTCTAAATCGGCAACCATCAAACGAATCATTGAAAGTAAAAAATACCAAGAAGTTTTCCCTACTGTTCGCCTCTTAAAGAATGTAACCAGTAATGAGTACTGGTCCATTGATCACAAATTTGCTGGCATTGATGTCACAGGTGACGAACAATTCACGTTGTGTGCTGCTGGTCTAAAAGGTTCAGTGACCTCCAAGCGTTCTCATCTGGTGATGATTGATGACGCCATTAAATCAGCGGCAGACATTTCCAACCCTGACATCAGGAAAATGATGCAGGACAACTGGAACGCGGTGATTGCTCCCACCATGTTTGAAGGCGCCCGTGCCATCTGCCTTGGAACACGGTTTAGACACGATGACATTCATTCCACAACTTTCAACGAACAAAACAACTGGACTCAGATTGTTCTCTCGGCAATTCAAACAGATCCCAAAACAGGTGACGAACAATCCTATTGGCCAGAAATGTGGTCATTGGATTATTTAAAAGAAAAGAAAAGGCAGGCGCCAATTGCTTTTTCTTTCCAGTACATGAATCAAGTCGTCAGACAGAACGAGCTGTCCCTGGCGCCAGAATTAATTGTTAAAGCCGAAATTTCAACGGAATTTGACGCCCTTGGTATTGGGGTTGACCTGTCCGCTGGTGTTAAAGAAAAGAACGATTACACCGTCATGGTACTTGGCGGACGTATCGGAGATCGTATCCACATTATTGATTACCGTAGGTTGCGGGTAATGGGCAACCTAGAAAAGCTCGATGCAATGAAAGAGCTACTTAATGATTGGTCAGTTTTAGGCAGAGATGACAATGGGAACTACTTCCCAACATACTCCACTTGTGATATCTGGTCAGAAGCGGTCCAGTACCAGGCTTCACTGGAAGCTGACTTTAAACGGGTCTGCCTGAATAACGAAGGTCTCTATAACCTTATTTGGCACCCAGTCAAAGGATTCCGTGCTGATAAATTGGCACGTTTTAGGGGAATCATTGGCATGTTCGAAGACCGAAAAATCATTTTCAATCGGTATCGAAATTTCACAAATCTCTTCGAGGAACTCACGAACTTCGGAGTCAGTAGCCATGACGATTGTGTCGATGCTTTGGTTTGGCTTGTAACAGGTCTTGCCAGGAAAGGGCAACTTCAGCTTGATTTCTAAAATTAGAATTAGAAAAAAGCATTTTTTAAAGTGGGTCCTGAATACGTTGCGTTGGCTTTAACGGCCATTGCGTCTGCACTCAGCGGTGGCACCTGGGTTGCCAATAAAATCTTAAGCCGACAAAGCCAAGATATTCAACAGGCCTTTAGTTACACCAACGCACAAAAGCGCAGGATTGACATCTTGGAAGATCAAATTAATCGCATGCCTTTGGACTATGTCTTAAAGGTTGACTTCTTAAGAGAAATTCAAGAAATGCATGATAACTTTCGCGAAATCAATAATAAGCTTGATAAACTAATGGAAAAGATTTTGTCCAAATGAGTTACATCCTTGAAGTCGAAGAAGACGACAACGGTGATCTGTTCCTCACTTTCCCCGAAGACCTACTCGAAGAGATGGGATGGCGAGAAGGAGATATTTTGAATTGGGATGTCCAGGGGGACGGGATTGTCCTGACTAAAGTAAATGACCCATTTGGGTACGAAGTAGAAGAATGCGAGTAAAATAAAAAAATTGAGATAGCAGAAGTATGTTTAGAGTTTATGGCGGTCAACCAGTAGGGATGGGTAATGCCGGTGCAGTGATGGCTGGCAATCCCTTTGGCGCAGGTTTCGTCATTCCTGGCAAACGTCCAGTTGGGCAACCTGTTTTACCTGGTGAAAACAGAGAAGCCGTCGAGGGTGTTTACGGAACACCAATCCCCAAGCAGATGCCAGGCTCCGCGCCCCTGGGGTTACCAATGGCTATGGGTAGCAGTAATTTGCCTAATGCTATTGGCAACATGGCTGGCTTGGCCAACGCGCAGTTTTATATGGGGCCACAACTTGGACAAGCAGGTCTTCAATTTAGAGGTGTAATGTGAAAACAAAGAAGCTGGTCAAGCAGGCTCTTAAGCACCCGGAGTTATACACTCCCGCTGAATTAAGCTTCTTTGGTCTTTGGCTTCGCAAGAAAAAAGAACATAAGAAAACTGCTAAGATCAAAAAAGAAAAAGGGTAGACGGTGAATGGCAACCAGCTCTAATGCACGACTCCAGGAAATCATCAACGCGTACATCGAAAAAGATGGCAACGCGGTTGTTGATACCAGCGTGGTTGCCTCTCACCTGGCGCAAATGAAATTATTTGGCATCCGTCAGGGTGTTGAGTTTTTTCCAGGGCAAGACAACTTTGGCAATCAGCGCAAAGATTTTATTGACCGCGTAATTAAGTACAACCAACTTGATACGCGCCTGGATTCTATCTGGGATTATTTTCTGTGTGATGGTAAAGGGTTGTTTTACATCCGTCCCACCAAACAGAATTACAGACTTTATTACTTCCGGGAGCATGAGTACCGCACGTTTTACAACGTAGACGGCGAGCTTGAAGAAGTAATCATCATCTATAGCTACAAGGTGCGGCGGGGCTTTGGTTTTGGTGACAACATCAACGTCACCAACGTCACTGGTCAAGCAATCAGTGGCGACCAAGGTGCAAAACGATACATCAAGCTCTCGATCAAAGCAAAAGAAATTGAAGAAACGCACTCAGAAGGCGAGATGTCTTTTGAGATGCCTTCGTTTGCCACGCCTGGCAAAACTAAAAAATTCAAAAACTCCCTGGGGTTTATTCCTTGCGTTGAGATCTTTAACAACCCCAAGGGGTTCTCAATGGAAGGTGTTGGTGAGTTCGACGCCTTAGCGAATCACATCACAACGCATGATGAGTTGGTTCGCACCATGCGGAAGAACGTGCAGTTCTTTGGTAACCCAACACTTCTTTCTTCTCGTCCCAAGACAGACTTGATGGAGGCGGGTAGTGACGGTGCCGTCCAGCGTCCTTCTATTGCCGCAAACTCTGGCTTTGGCAGCTTAAGTGCGTACAGCCGCTCAACCTTTAAGCAAGATCCAATCTCCCGTGGTGTCGACGGCCAGATCCGAGTTCCACGAGTTATTGCAAACCTGGAGCCAAACGACCGTGTTGGCTATATTGTTCCTGATGCAATCACTGGTGACCAAAACGCTTTTGCTCGTCAGTATCGAGAAGAAATTCGAACTGCCCTGGGTGGTGTTGATGAACTTTCTATTTCTGCAGGCGTAACGGCAACTGAATACAAATCTCTGTTTGGACGCGTTGCAGCTACTTCAAAGAAAAAGGCAAACGCCATTTACACACACGGCCTTTGCCGCTGCCTCGAACTGATTATTTTCCAGGAAGAACGTTTGTTCCGAGAGAGTCTTGCTGCAGCAGCAGGAATTGAAAAACCCCTGGAACCGTCCGAGGAAGCTTCCCAAGAAGAATTAGATATGTACGAAGAAGCCCTTGATGGCTTCAATGAACAGATTAAGCAGTTGATGATGGCTTCTGTTCAAACTCAACAAATTCCACCTGGTGTTATTGGTTTGATTCCAGATGGTGATGTCACAATGCTTTGGCGTTGGCTTGGTCCTGTTTACGAGGATTCCACCCAGGACATCTTGAACAACTCCATTGTTGTTCGAAATTTGCAAGAATTAGGTGTTGATAGCATTGAAGCACTGAAATACCTCTTCCCGTCTAAGACGGATGAGGAACGGGCCGAGATGTTATCTGGGTTCCCGTTCAGGATGGTGAACGAACTACAGGGTGCATACTCTCAGTTCGCTCGCTTAGTGGGGGGCATGATGCAGACCCCTCACCCGCAATCACCGGATCTTCCGATGGCTGCTGATCCCAGATTGGATTTAACTCCATATCTGTATCGAACCTTAGAAGCCTTACAAAAGGAGATGAGTTATGCAGGACGCTACCGTCCAATCGATCCCACAGACGAGCCAACCGTCGCCAGTAGCGGTAGCTCCAAGCAGCTACGTGGCTCCGGCACCCCAAGTGCAGCAGGCACCGGTGGCTTATCAGGTGGGTACCAGCTACCCGCAGGCAGTACCACAGGCGAGCCCCAATTACCAATTCGCCCCGTCTCAATACGCCCCCCAGTCCCCATCGGTCCAGACGGCGGAATCGACCTCGAATCCGTGGGAATCGGCGTTCAACAAGGTGGTGAACCTGCTGAGCGCACCAGTTCAATCCCCGTTCCAGGCTCCACAGTCGGCTCCGACGAGCTATACCCCGGCCAATTACGGGTCGACCAGCCTCCAAGGTATGCCACAATCGGCAGCGCCGACCTCGTATCCCAGCCAGGCATACTCGCCCAGCTCTTCCCAAACCTACTTGACGGGCTCCTCAGCCGCGCAAGCGCACGCGGAAGTGAACGAGGCGGTGGCGGATTATTACAATCTGAGCCAGGAAAGTCGCCAAATTCTGAACGCGTTCGGGATCGAAGCTCCGGCAATTCTGAACAACTACGCCCTCCAGCTGGAAGGGATGCTGGACAGCGCCGTCGCGTGGGGAAACCGCGCCGCTGATACCATCCAGGGTTACGCCAACTTCGCTGTGGGCGAGCACCAAGAGAATCTCGCTTATAACGAAATTCTGACCAACCCTGACGTACTGAGTGATTACACACTCAAGTTCTTTGGTCCCGAAGGGCCTTATCCCGTTTACGAAAGTGAGGCCCAATTGGAAACTCCTGGTTACCCGACTCAGCAAATTCAACAACCTGAATTTGGTCAGTTCCCTGCTCCCCCTGCTGCCGCTGCTCCCCAGCAACCCGGCAACTTCTGGGGTGACTTTAACGAGGCCATGGCCCGTAACCCACAAGAAGCATGGCGCGTTCTGAATCACGCTCAGCCCCAAGTGGTTGCGAATAAATTATTCGTAATGGAATGATTAAAGGTCGGTAATTAAATAAAAATTACCGACTGCTAAAATTTGTGTTAGATAAGACATATAAATGTCTGAATCTTTCACCCGATAAACAACCTTCCTGAGACTCTGGAGGATAACACAAAGTGTTCATTGATAACGATTTTCCAAAAATCCTTGGTGCGGAACTTTATCGTCCCCACCCTGCTTACATTGCCGAAATGGCAGTGGAGCCCGTGGTTGTCCACGACTTCACTCGTCAACCCGGTCAAACCGTTCAGTTAGACCGCTACAAGTTCTGGGGTACCCCTGGTACCAAGGATAGCCGGGAGCGTATCGCTGACCAGACTATCGGTACTGCCAACAGCCGCAACATCACCAAGGAGAAAGTCCTGGTGGTGCTTAAGGAATACACCGGCCCTGCGGATCCGGGCGACCCGACCCAGCCTTCGACCTTCAAGATTGCTCGTGAGACCCTGATCACAGCCCAGCGCCTTCTGCTGGACACGGGCAACCTGAACATGTTCCACCAGTCCATCGGTAGCCTGACGCTGCTTGATGACTATCGCCGTTGGCGCGACCGCGTGTTCATTGATGAACTCGCCAAAGCCGAAGCCAATGGTGCTGCATCTACCACCCAAGGCGGTTACTACTTCCCTGGTGGTAAGACCAAGAACGCTTCCGGTCAGATCACCTACACCGGCACTGAGTACACCGCTGACGTTCAGCAGTTCTCCGTGCGTACTGACCTCCTGAACGTTGTTAAGGATCTGCGTAAGCGCAACGTGCCGACCTTCTCTGATGGTCTGTATCGCTGCATCTGCGATCCTACTTTCATGATGCACCTGCGTCGTGATCCTGACTTCCGTGAGATCGCTCGTTACGCTGGTAACCCTGGCCAAGGCATGTACATGGGCAACCCCATGATGCCTAACAACGCCAGCTTCTACATGGGTCCCCAGGCTGGTCAAGGTTACTTCCTGGCTGGTGAACCTGTGATGCCTACTGGCGTGCAGTTTGAAGGCGTCAAGTTCTTCGAGTCGACCAACTTCCCGACCAAGAACATCACCGCTTCCTTTGCTGGTACCGGCGGTTCTTACACTTCTCAAGAAGTTGCTCAGGGTTACTTCTTCGGTCCTCAAGCCATTGGCGTGGGTATCGGCGGCCCGAACGCTCAGGTGCTGATCAACAACAACGACGACTTCAGCCGCTTTATCATTCTGATCTGGCAGCTGTACGCTGGCTTCGAGATCCTCAACAAGGACTTCGTGACCACCGCCTTCAGCTTCGTGTCTGATGACGGCGACGTTTGATTTACATAAACTGTAAAAACAAAGGACAAATAAATGACCTATCTTTCGTCTAAAAAAATCTACCCAGGTAACTGGGCAGAACCTCTGAACGGTTGGTACAAGAATATTGATACCAACGATGACGGTAGCAATAACGCTTCCAAGGGTGGCCCTACTTCGGTGCTGGCCACCCCTGGTTACCGTTATTTCCAGCAGCGTGGTTACGTTGCTGTGACCCAGACCTCTGGTGCTCCCCTGGTGACCGGCAACGTGATCGTGCCGTCTCCTTATCGCCAGGATGACACTCGTCCTGACATCACCGGCATGGTGATCTCTGGCAGCACCAGCCTGCCTGTGTATGTGTATCGCACCGCTATCTCCGTGGCTTCTGGCTGGGGCGATGGTCGTGTGGCCTCTGGTGTGTATGCCGCCACCGGTAACGTGATCTCCTTCGGTCGCGACTCCAGTGGTCCTACCGCCGCTTCTGGCGTGGGCGAAGGTCCTATTCAGGCCAACCTGACCTCCTCTGTGTCTGGTGACGCAGCCACTAAGATCTTCTTTGCTGGTGGTACTGCTGGCTATGGTACTAATCCCTTCATCACCGCTACCGGTGCTGCTGGCGTTTCGGGTGGCACCCTGTACTACTCGTCCACCACTGGCGTCAACCTGAAGGTGTTTGCCAAGGGCGCTGCAAACGACACCAGCACTTCTGGTGGTATCTACATCTCCGATGCCGATTCCGCTGCTGGCCGTGCAGGCTACCTGGTGGTTGAAGTGTGCTACATCCAGCCGGATGAAGCTCCTGGCTACGAAGACATTGATGGCTACTTAACTGGCCGCACTGTCAGCTGAGTGAGTTAAACTAGGACCAGAGATACTTTGGTCCTATGACAACAACTGCCGCCATTCTTTACCAGCACAAAAAAACAGGTGCAAGGGTAAAAGTAGTTAGTGAATGGGATAACGGCGATTGGTTCATGGTCGAAGATCAGGACGGTCGCCTTTATACCGCTTACAAAACTGAACTCATCCCTGATGAAGCGGCAACGAAGAAAGTAAAAACTCTTCAGATTAAAGACAAAGCTGCACAGGAAGAGCCTCGCTCTTTCCCTCCTGAAACGCGGTTGAACATCAATACGGCCACCGCTCAAATGATCGCTGATCATATTAAGGGTATTGGCCTTAAAACTGCCCGAGAAATCAAAGACCTTCAAATGTCCTTATCGGGTGAACGGTTCAACAACTTAGAGCAACTCAGGCAGATCAAACGTGTGGACTGGGATGCGGTTTTAGCAGCTGATCTGATTCGCGTATAACCTCCTTTTCTAAGGCATTTAACCCCTGGGATTCCAGGGGTTTTTTAGTTTTAGAATAAAAAGAAAAAGAATATGGCCGGTCCAGCTTTATTTAAAGGAAAAGTAGGATCCACAGGTGTTTCTACTGGCCCTCATGCGCACTTTACTCTCACTAAAGACGGGAAAGAAATCCCTCTTTCAATTGCACGTAAAGATATTGGCCAATATTTGCAGTTTCGGCTGCCAGGAAAAGAAGAATGGCAGTCTATTTACAGCCCCGAGAAACAAGGCTTTGCTTTGAATCCTGGAACGCAGATTACCAGCCCCATGGGGAAAAGAACCGCACCAACAGCGGGAGCATCCACATATCACCGTGGTGAGGATTATGCATTTCCTGAAGGAACTTCTTTGCGTTTTTTAGGTCAAGGTTCAGTATCAACACATTCAGGACAGGGTGCTGCGGGCAATGTATCTGTGTTGCGCACTGGTCCCTATGAACTTCAAACTTTTCATTTAAGCGAGCTTCCTCAAGCGGCTACAACACGCAAGAATGATGCAC